GCAACTGTTTGAAGGATATCAGGATGAAATTGATTATCTAGTAGACCATGACGGACGTAATAAATTTATTCGTAACCTTGCAACAGACCTAAAGGGTAACACGCTTGTTCTTTTCAACTATGTAGAAAGGCACGGTCTGCCTCTTTACAACTTGATAAATAGTCATACAGACAAACCCGTGTATCTCGTTCATGGGGGTGTGGATGTTGAAGACCGAGAAGATGTAAGGCAATTAACTGAGCAATCAGACAATGCCATTATTGTTGCTTCTTATGGCACATTCTCTACTGGTATCAATATCAAAAAACTACATAACATTATTTTTGCCTCTCCTTCTAAGTCCAGAGTACGGAACCTACAGTCTATAGGTCGAGTATTAAGAAAGGGGGAAAATAAGTCACAAGCAACATTATATGACATAGCGGATGACATTTCCACTAATAGAGGAAACAATTATACATTGAATCATCTAATGGAAAGAGTCAAAATTTATAACGAAGAAAAATTTGATTATGAAATCATAGATGTAAAACTCAAAGCTTATGATTAATTACACTAAAAAAGACGAAGACTTCCATGGTATTTTCAAATTAGTAAGTGGCGAAGAGGTACTTGCTAAGGCAGTAATTACCGAAGACAATGGGGATTGCCTTGTATTTTTACAAGATCCTGTATGCATTCATGCTATCACTAAAGAAATTTCTGATCAAAAAGTGATGAGAGGAATGGGATTTACTAAGTGGATGCCCATGTCCGACGAGGAATTTTTTATTGTTAGAGATAGAGATATTATTACAATGGGCACAATGTCCAAACCTATTGTATTGATGTATGAAGCATTTATACTAGGTGATGATCCTACAAAGACTCACCGCAGAAAAAGTAAACTCGATGACAACAAAGGTTATCTTGGAAAGATTGAGGACGCAAGACTTAAGTTTGAGAAACTCTTTAGAGGATGGTCTTGAACCCTTACAGTGTTATTGTACACACGATAGGTAGGGTTGTCAAGCTTTTAGTTCTGTGGTATACTAAAATCAACAAAACAAAGGTATATGAAGAAAGCAGCACCTAAAAAACGACAACACTATGTTGATAATCAAGAGTTCCTTGCTGCAATTATAAAATATAAAGAGAAAGTAGATATAGCAAAAGAAAAAAATCTGCCGAAACCTCGTGTCAGTAATTATATCGGTGGGTGTTTTCTAAAAATCGCGACCCATCTATCTTATAGACCAAACTTTATCAACTACATGTATAAGGATGATATGGTCTGTGATGGTATAGAAAATTGTATACAGTATATTGATAACTTTGATCCTGCCAAAAGTAGAAATCCATTTGCATATTTTACTCAGATAGTGTATTATGCATTTCTAAGACGTATAGCAAAGGAGAAAAGACAAATGGATATTAAGGATAAAATTCTAGAAAAATCAGGTTACGATCATGTCTTTAGTGTTGACGGAGAAGGTGGAGCAGAGTATAATCAAATTAAGTCTCGTGTAGAGATGAATTCAAAACGATGAAGATTTTACTTATCACCGATCAACACTTCGGTGTTAGGAATGATAATGTTCATTTTATTAATCACTATAAAAAATTTTATGGTCAAATTGTCATTCCTTTTATAAAGGCATCTGGTGTTGATACAGTTATTAACTTAGGAGATACGTTTGATAAACGTAGATCTATTAACTTCTTGTCTCTAAACGAGGCAAAACAAATGTGGTTTGACCCACTCGAAGAGTTGGGTGTACAAATGCACATGCTTGTAGGTAATCATGATATCTATTATAAGAATACATTAAGAGTCAATGCTCCTAGAGAGTTGTTGAGTTCTTATAAAAACATAACAGTATATGATGAACCTTGCACAGTTAACTTTGGTGGATTAGATATCTGTTTTATTCCTTGGATTGCAGATGATAACTATGACAAAACTCTTTATACAATAACTCAGAGTAAAGCTACAGTTGCTATGGGTCATTTAGAGTTGAATGGATTTGAAGCACATCCTGGTCATTTCATGGAAAATGGAATGGATCCTTCGTTTGTGGGAAAATTTAAAAAGGTATTTACAGGACACTATCATCAAAAATCTCATAGAGATAATATCTATTACTTAGGAAATCCCTATCAACTTTATTGGAATGACTACAAATGCAAAAGAGGATTCCATGTCTTCGACACAGAAACTCTCAGAACTACTTTTTACAGAAATCCCTTTGATGTTTTTTATAAGCTTCATTATGATTCTGGAGTTAGCATACCGAACGAGGAAGAATTGGAAGGAGCATTCGTCAAACTAATTGTAGAAAACAAAGGTGATTATTCTAAATTTGATTATAGGGTAAGACAACTGCAAGACATTGGTTTAGCAGATCTTAAGATTATCGAAGACATAAGTGTGGGAATCGAGAATGGATCAGTTGTAGAGACCGAAGACACTATGACTCTCTTGGATTCATACATAGATGAGATAGATATAAAAGCGAACAAGAGTAATATTAAAAATATTATGAGGTCGTTATACATCGAAGCAAGTGCACTATAATGTTTATTTTAACTCAAAAAAATAGTGGCGGTGTCCATGCTGTCAAAGACAAAACCAATACTAAAACGGTTCAAGTCTTTGAACAAGAGGATGATGCTGTTAGATTTTTAACATTGTTAGAAGCAGAATCAAAAGAAAAGGATCTCAAATGGGAGGTTATGGAGGTAGATACAGATATTATTGCTATGAATTGTGATAATTATGGTTATAACTATGCTATAATTACATCAGATGAATTAATGATTCCAACTCTAGATTAAATGATTGTTTTTGAAAATATCAAGTGGAAGAATTTTCTTTCCACTGGTGATCAATGGTCTGAAATTAACTTTACTGATAGTTCATCGACCTTAATTATTGGTGCAAATGGTGCAGGTAAATCAACAGTGTTAGACGCACTCTGTTTTGCTTTGTTTAATAAACCATTTCGTAAAATTAAAAGATCGCAACTTGTAAATAGTATCAACGAAAAATCTACCAAGGTACAATTAGAGTTTACTATTGGTAAAGATGAATATCGTGTCTTTAGAGGAATTAAACCAAATGTATTTGAACTTTATCACAACAACAAACTCATTGATCAAGACGCTGCAGTCAAAGATACGCAAAAATATCTCGAACAAACAATTCTCAAACTCAACTTCAAATCCTTTACACAAGTCGTCATCTTGGGTTCATCCACATTTGTCCCCTTCATGCAACTATCCGCACCTCACCGCAGAGAAGTTATCGAAGATTTACTCGACATCAATATCTTCTCAAACATGAATGCACTGTTGAAAGACAGAGTAAGAACAGCGAATGGTCAGAATAAAGATTGCACTCACATGCTTAGATTAGCAAAAGAAAAAGTAGAGTCGCAACAAAAACTTATCAATTCTTTGACAGAAGTTAATCAAACAAGACAGGATGAGAAACAACTTAAGATCACTCAGAATGATACATTGATCAAAGGGTTAGAGAAAGAAAGAGAAAAAAATAAAGAAGAATTAGATAGATTACAAAAAGAATTAGATAATGTTGATGATCAACGAGCGATGATTTCTGATCTTGAAAGTAATAAAGCAGAGATCAATGCAGAACTAAAACATGCAAAGAAGGATATTAAATTTTTAGAGACACATGATGAGTGTCCTACTTGTACTCAGATAATTGATGATGACTTTAAAATTGGAAGAGTCAGCATGTTACAAACTAGAGGTGCAAAACTTGCAAGAGATTTTAATAATCTAAAATTAGAAATCAAAGATCTATTAGAAGTTGTCAAACGTGCAGATGATATCTCCATGACATGTCATTCTGTAAGAACTGATGTTCATAATAGTGATAGAGACATTCTTCGTCTCGAAAAAGAAAACCTACTAATTAATCAGGAGTTAATTGAACTACAAACTAATACTCCTAATATTGAAAAGGAAACTGAAACCCTTGTTCAGTTCAATAAGGAACTAGGTGTTACTGAAAAAAATTGTGGTAAGATTGCTGAAACTCTTGATGAATACTTCATTGTTTCTAACTTACTAAAAGATTCTGGTATTAAAAGTCAAATTATTAAAAGGTATGTTCCAATTTTTAATAACTTAATTAATAAATATCTGCACAGTATGGATTTCTTTGTCAACTTTACCCTTGACGAGAACTTCAATGAGATACTAAAGAGTCGTTTTAGAGATGAGTTTTCTTATTCTTCTTTCTCAGAAGGAGAGAAACAAAAGATTGATCTAGCACTACTGTTTACATGGAGAGAAGTTGCTAGAATGAAAAACAGTGTAGCAACGAATCTTCTTATCCTTGATGAAGTTTTTGACAGTTCACTTGATGCAGATGGAACTGCAGAACTTCTTAAAATCCTAAGAAGTTTTGGTAATGATTCTAATGTATTTGTTATAAGTCATAAAGGTGAAATCCTCGTAGATAAGTTTCTACGCACATTGAAATTTCAAAAAATTAATGACTTCTCAAAACTTTCGGAAGACTCGTGAATAAAGCATGGAGAATTTGGGCAAAAGCGTTAGGAGACAAATCAGGTAAAACTGATAGGGAGGCAGATTTTATTGCTCTCATCCGAACGTTTATCTTTATACAATTAATCGTGACGAACTGTTTTATCGTTGCAGGTAATATACGACACTGGAATGACCACCACGTACCACCAAAATATGAACGTGTGCCAGTTAAATAACTGTCCACTGGGTTGACCATTGGTCGTGTGAACTGCTATCATATAGATATCTAAAGCAAACACGATGATCAACCAAGAAGTAAAAGGAACACTCGCTAGACTACTAGCAACAGAAAACCTCACTGTAGAGCACCGTAAAGTTTCTACTGCATACTTTGATGTTGACAAGCGTCTCCTAGTTCTCCCAATCTGGAAGACTGCTTCTAACACTGTATATGATCTTCTAGTAGGTCATGAGGTAGGACATGCTCTCTATACACCTAACGATCCCTTTGGAGACGCTCCTAAG